TCGCTCGTGAGGGGGAGGTGAACCGGAAGTGGTTCAGCTTGGCCGGGCGGGTGCCGGGCTTGCCGTCGCGGCGGGTCTTGCCGGTCGCCACGACGTGGCCGATCCGGATCTCGCCGAGCTGCCGCATTCGGCGCTGGAGGTCGATGATGGGCATCAGGCGGCCCTCTCTTCAGTGGTGGCGGGCAGAGTGAGGGCAGGCCGGACGACCTGCTTGGACAGGCCGGACACCCAGTCCGCGGCCTGCTGGACGATGCGGAACGCGGCGAACACCTGGTCGTCACAGACGACCGGGATCAGCCGGTAGCCCTCCGGCCGCAGGTGCAGCACCACACCGGTGGAATGCGTTGCGGGCATCGGCACCGTCGACCCGTCCCGCAGCCACGCGACCTCGGCTTTGCGGTACGCGGACATCTGCAACGCGGCCTCGGGGTAGACGCCTTTGACGTCGAGCTCCCCGCCCGTTTTCGTGTCGCCCATGAGGACCGTGTCGGCCGGGATGTCGAACTCGGCGGCGATCAGCGGCGAGCGGAGCAGGTAGTCGAGGGTTCCGGCGTATCCGGCGGTGCGGTTGCCGACGACCATCTCCGACGCCTCGAAGGTGACGTCCCACTCGCGGACGAAGCGGCCGAAGTGGTGGAGGTAGGGGGCCATCTCGGGGTCGTCGAGCAGGCCGGGGGCGATGGGCTGGCCGAGGACTTCCGCTTCGATGATCTGGTGGACGGCGGACCCGATGTCGGCGCGCTCGTCCTTCTTACGGAGCGGGGCGCGGCGCAGCCAGTCGTACATTTCGGTGCGCTGGTCGGGGTAGAGCGAGGCGTTGACGAGGGCGGGCAGGTTCGCGAAGGCGGTCTCGGCGACGAGGTTCGCGGCCCACAGGGCGAGGACGTCGCCCTTGGTGGAGCCCTGGCTGAGGATGGTGGTGACGCGGCGGAGCTTGTCGCCGGTGACCTTGTCGCGGTACCAGCCTTGTGAGGGCTTGGGGATGCGGTCGGGCCCGGTGGGTACGGCGGCCGTTTTGCGGCGGCGGCCGGCGGCCGGGGCAGTGGCCCCGGCCTGCGCGGTGGTGCTCACGTACGGTCCTTCCGGGTGGTGGTGGGTGCGAGTGCGATGCCGATGAGGCAGACCCCGGCCGCGGCGAGGGTTCCGGCGGCGGATGCGGCGGTCCCGGTGAAGGGGATCGCGGCGACGGTGGAGGTGCAGGCGGCAGCGGTGGTGACGGCCGTCCAGTGGGCGGCGAGGCGGAGGCTCATTCGTCGGCCTCCTCGTCGTACGCGGAGGCGACCTCGATCGGCGTCACGACGTAGCCCGTCACCGACTCCTCGTTCTGGCCCGCGAACACCGACAGTTCCTCAGGGCTGAGCGGGTCAGAGTCGTCCGGGATCCACGCGAAGGTGATGCTGGAGCCCGTCAGCCATGAACGGCGTTCCTCGGTCTCGCAGTGTTCGCGGGCGGCCTCGCGGGTGGTGTACAGGCCCATCACGATCGAGTCGTGTGACGCGCGGTAGACCGTCACCTCGGGAGTGGCCGTCGCCGCCGTAGCGGTGGCCTTCTCCTCGACATCCGCGTTGAGCAGCGCCACCAAATACGCGGCCAGCACCGGGGAGTACGTCTCGAACTGCGGCCACGGGCAGCAGTCGTAGACGCCCTCCTCGTCGCGGATGGGACCGCCCGGGTAGTCGTCGATCATGTGGAGTGCGTCGCTGTTGTCGCCGGTGCAGGTGAGGGCGACTCCGGAGGGTGACTCGCTGTCGGTGTGGATGACCCGCCAGCGGGGCCGGTCTACGGTGTCGTGGGCGATGAGCGGCGCGACTGCGGCGCGCGCCTTCGCGAGGGCCTCGTTCATGCCGTCCTCCGGTCCTGCTGCTCCGGAAGCGGGCTCTTCGCGAGGTGCACCGACGGGCCCTTCGACCCGAACCGGAACAACACCCGAGCCACCGCGGACAGTTCGGCCAACATGCGGCGGACATCCGACATGCGGACCTCGACCTGCGCCGTGTCCATCCCCGCGACGTCCTCAACCTGCACGACGGACGCGTCCAACTCGCCCTCACGGGCCACCCCGGTGACAACTGCGGCCAACTCGTCGAGAGCGGCGATCACATCGTCGCGGGTGTCCTCGTCACCCCACCCGGCGACGAGGGTCATGAGGGTGTCGGTGCGGATCTGGTCGACGCGGAGGACCCCGTGGAGGTGGTTGGCGCCGAGGCTGAACGACTGCTGCGGCTTCTGGGAGTGGTTCATCAGGCACCGTCCTTCTGGGGCTTCACGCCCGCGGCCTGGTACCACTCGTGGAACTCGCCCGATCCCATGCCGGGCTCGGAGCCGTCGACCGCGGCCTGCATTGCGGTCGCGGCGGTGACGGCAAGCGTCGCGTGGACCTGCGCGGCGGCGAGGATGGCGACCACATCGGTGCCTTCCTGATGGCCGTCGCGGACCTCGCGGAGCAGCTGCTCAGCACGGGTGTAGTGCTCGGGTCCGGTCATCGGAGCGCCCCCTTCGGGCTGGTGGTGAGCAGGACGATCAGCGCGGCCGCGTCGAGGGCCGTGTTCCGCACGGCCACCCACACCGGGCCGGCCGCCGCACGACGGACAGCCGGACGTGGGTCGAAGTCCGCGAGGTCGGCGTCGATGAGGAGGAAGAACGGGACCAGCGAGGCGCTGAAGACGCCGACCGCGAGGGACAGGCAGGCGACGACGTCACCCGGAGTGGTCTGGCACGTCATCGGGCGCCGCCCGTCTCGGGCAGGTCCCGGGACACGCGGTACGAGTGGTACAGCGGCCCGTCGTGCGGGTCCTCAACCGCTGCACGCTGCCCGTCCAGCAGAGCCCGCATCGCCTGCACCCGGGGCGTCGCGGCCTCGGCGTAAGACTCCTCACGGAGGACCTGCGTCGGCGCGAACAGCGCGGTCAGCTTGTCCGCCGACTCGGCCGCCGACGGCCCCTTGGCGGGCTCGGCCCGGTCCGCGCGCAGGGCCTGCACCGCGTCGTCAAGCGCCTCGTTCGTCGAGTGCCGCTCGGTCTCCAACTCGGCAACCCGAGCCCGCAACTTGGACCGCCCACGCTTCGCCGAGGCGAGCGCCAGCCGCAGCCGCGCGTTGTCCTGCTCCTCTTCCCAGCGGGCCAGGCACGCCCCCACGACGTCGTCGTGAGCCTGATCCAACTCCGACCGCAGCACCGGCCCCACCGGGACGGGCAGCGCGAACGCAGACCCGACGATGCCCAACTCCGCGAGATCCGCCAGCGACACCAGCACCTCGTCCGGGACACCGGCCACCGAACCCGCCAGCGCGTACAGGCCACGCCCGTCAGAGGTCACCGCGCGCCGCGTCCAGCACGAGCCATCCGCCGTGTTCACCACCAGCGGGTGATGCGACACCGGGGCGCTCACAGGGCCACCGCCGAGCGGCCGATCAGCGGACCGAACTGCGCCTGAACCAGACCCAGCGTCCACGCGAAGCTCTCGCCCTCGCCGCAGTCCTCCGGGTTCGACGGCTGCGGGCAGGCGAGCAGCAGCTCACCCGACGCGGTGTGCCCATTCGGCACCCACACGTCACCCTCGCGGTCGACGAACACCGAAGCGGGCGGCGCCTCGTGCAGGGGAAGGACTCTGATCTGACCCGAGTCCGGGGTCTGGGATGATGTGCTCAAGGTGATCCACTTCCTTTGATGTGCTCTGGTGGATTGCCTGGGGTCGTTCCGGATGGCAGTCCGGGCGGCCCCGCTTTCGTCAGGCGGCGTCGGCTGCCGGCGCCTGCGGCTCCGCGACGTGGGCGACAGGCGCGGTTTCCGCGGTCCGGCCGGCGGGCCGGGTGAGGATCCGGCGGAGCTTGTCGATGAGCTCGGGGCTTGCCTCCGGGGCGGCTGCGACGCGCTCGTGGATCTGCGCGATGACGGCATCTCCGAGGAGCGCTCGGCGCTCGGCGGCGTTCATGCGGCGGCCTCGATGGCGACGCGCTTGATGACGTCGCGCAGGTCAACGTCATATGCCTCGGCGAGGCGCATGGCCGAGTTCAAGTCAGGCTGGGTCTCGCCGGCGAGGATCCGATAGACGGACGATTCGTTGATCCCGGTGCGGCGGAGGATGTCGGCTCGGGTCTTGTCGCCGTGGCGTGCGGCCACTTCGAGGACCTTGGGGATGTCCAGACGGAACACGTAGTCACCTCCCTCGGTGGGCGGTTGGCAGGGGTTGTTGCTGGTAGCAGGGTGTTCCTTGCTCACGAGGGAGACTCTGTCATGGAAGCACCCTCCCTCGCAAGGGAGGATGTTGTCTGTAGGGTATGAATTTTTACTAGAACGTGCGTTCGAGTACGGGAGTGAACTGCGTTGATGCAGGTGAGTGGCCTGATCATCACTCTTGCGCGCTAGGGATTTTCTGGATACTCCCTATCTAGGGAGCTACAGTTCCGGGACATGGACGCCCCCACCCCCACCCGCGCGCGGCGCTTCGCGGAAATCGTTGTCCCAGCCGCCGAACGTGCCGGATACACCGGCCACGGATTCAAAGCGCGCTTCGCGCGGGACACCGGCATGACCGAAAGCAGCGTCGGCCGTATGTGGCAAGGGACTTCGCTGCCTGACCCTCGGTTCTACGAGGCCATCGCCGAGGTCACAGGCGTCCCACTGGGGCAACTGCTCGTCGAGAGTGGCATCCTGAAGGCCGAATCTCTTCAGTCACTGTCCGAAACTGATCGACCACCGGTAAGCTCCCGTCTCACTCCGGAAGAAGCAGCAGACCGGCTGGGTATCAAAGACGAAGTTGGCCGCCAGATGTTCCTCGCAACGTACGAGCGGCTCATGCGTCTACAGAACGAAGATGCCCCCGCCGATCACGCCGCCGACGACCACGGAGGAACAGCAGCACAGATGTGAGGCGGGTTGCGCATGGACGTCACGGCCGGCACAAGAGCCACCGCAATCTCCGCGGCGGTAGTCATGGCCGCAGGAATCACGATCATCCTCTACGGCGTCGTACGCAACGACCTAGCACGATCCCTCGGGGGCGCCTGCCTCACCATGACGTCGCTGACGCTGATAGCCCTGGTCGCGATCAGGCGGTGGGTCACCGACACCAGCGAGGACCGGCGCCTGCTCGCCGCATCCATCAGGGAAGCGCAAGCGGAGAAGTCCCGGTACTTCGCGGCCAAGGCCGCACTGGAGAACGAGCAGGGGCGCCTCACCCGGGACGCGGCCATCGACCGTAGGCGTGCCGCTGCAGCGGCCATGGCTGAACGTGAGGCGCTTCACCAGCAGTTTGAGGAGCGGCGCGCTCAGCTCGTCTGCGAGACGTTCGAGATGGCCTTCGAGATGGCGCGCCAGGTCCCCGATGAGCACGCGCGGGCCGACGACAAGAGGGACGTGGTCATTCAGTTCCCGGTTCAGCAGCAGGAGCAGGAGCAGGCCCCGGCCCGGCAGAGGTCGCGCGGGCATAACGTGGTCGGTCCCTGAACCCGGGCTCCCCCGCGAACGTCAGCGTGATGCGGCCCGGCTCGATCGAGCGCACCCCGCGCACCCTCGACTTGTTCAGTTCGATGTTCACCACTGCCCGCAGCACCGTGCGCCGCTGCTCGATGGACAGCTCACCCCATCTGCGGTCCGCCTGAGGGTTCCCCAGCAGACTGCGCACCAGCGGCGGCGCCGTAGTCACCTCCGCTTCCTCCTTGGCCGCCGCGATCTGCGGCAACAGGCTCTCCTCGATCCCCGCGAGAGCCGTGATCGACAGCCTCGGCGTGTTGTCCGGACGGAGCGTGGACGCCAACTCCCGCGCCTCCGCCAACTGCTGCTCCAGCGCGGCCTTACGGGCACGCGCGGCCGTGGCCTTCTTCTCCAGGCCGTCCGACTGGAACGCAGCGACAGACGCCTTCGAGACAAGCCAGTTGACCACCGCCTCCTCCACATAGGCGTCCAACTTCTCCTCGTGCATCTGCGTGTCAAAGGCCATCGAGCAGTGGTAGACGGTGCGACCCCGTGAGCGGCCGTGCTTGAGCGGCGGCTGCCCCTCGCACTCCCCACACCGCGCGATCCCCGACAGCAGATGCTTCACCGACCAGTCCCGCACCGTCCGCCGCCCCTCGTTCTTGACGATGGCCTGCACCGCGTCGAACAGCTCGTCGGACACGATGGCCGGCCATGTCGCCGGCCCGACGTCCTCCCCCTGGAAGACGCGGCGCCCCTTGTAGCCGACGTTCCGCAGCATGGTCGGTAGGTGGTAGTAGTCCCACGGGATGCCGGGCAGCCGGTCGCCGCGTGTTTTGAGGTCCTGGAGGATGGAGTATTCGGTCTCGCCCGCGGCGACCCGTTCGAAGATCTCCCGTACGACGGGGCCGCGCTCGGGGTGTTCGTACTGCTCGATGAGGTCGCCGCTGTCGGGGTCGTAGTGGCGGGCGTAGCCCCACAGGATCCGGCCGTGCGGGAGGCCCTTCTTTGCGTGGGCGCGGGTCGTCCGGAGCACGCGGTCACGGATGCCTTCGGCCTCGTCCTCCGCGGCGAGGGCGTCCTGCGCGGTGGCTTTGCGGTCCTCGCGCTTGGAGAGGTCGAAGACCTGCCCGTTGTAGCAGAGGAGGACGTTGTTCTCCATGCAGGCGTTGCGCAGCCGGATGTACGCCTCGATGTCGCGGTAGTAGCGGGAGGCCTCCCATGCGACGACGATGCGGCCGCGGCCGGACTCGATGGCGGCGAGGAGGGCTTCGAAGTCCTTGCGTTGGCGGCGGGCGTGGCGGGACGCGGAGCGGTCGACGTCCTGGTCGAAGACCTCGGCGACCGGCCAGTTGTACGTGTCGCAGATCTCGCGGCCGGAGTTGATCTGGTCGGCGACGGAGCGGCCTTTCTTCTTCGGGTCGCGGGAGGCGCGGCCGTAGAGGAGGGCGTCGAAGACTGTGTCGGGGTAGACCATGTGCAGGTACTCGGGCGCGATGGGCATGCCCTTGAGGGTAGCCAGAAAGCAACCTCCCCGGGCCACATTGTCAGGTGACAATGTGGTTGCGGGGGGTGGGTAACCCTTAGAGATCTCCCTTGCTACTCAGCAAGGATCAAGTCGCCGACCTGCGGTTATTGCTGCGTCATCTCGTCGATGAGTTGCAGCGCGTCATCGAGGCGCAGGCGGAGTCGCTCGATGACCAGGATCAGGCCTGCGGCGGGGATGGCGCCGAGATCGGTGGCGCGCGCCATTTCGAGGTCGCGGCGCGCGAAGTCGATCCGGGCTGTCTGCTCCTCGGTCAGGCTGCAGTCGGCAGGGTGCTCGTACATGTGGGGGGTCACCTATTGCTGGGCGCGGGAGGTGTGGCGCGCCGAGGTGGGCGGCCGATACATGGGCAATGCAGGTAATTGTGTGTTCAAGTTTTGCATATGCGCAACAGTGTCAAGCTCACATCGCTCGAACGGGCGTTTTATTCGACCGGGGGTTGCGGCGTGGCCGGAACCTGATCTCGCAAATGTACCAACGCTGGTACAGACAACGATCACGCCGCCCACCAGCGTGTATGCGTGCCAACCGATCCCCTGCCCGCCCGGGTACTCGCCCGCCGACAGGCCATCGGAGACCACATCCGCGCCGCCCGCAACGAGCGGAAGCTCACACAAGAGACGCTCGGCGAGCTCACAGGTCTCGACCGCAAGACGATCAACCGGATCGAACAGGGCACCCACGCGACGAGCATCGACCACCTGATCCTCATCGCCGACGCCCTCGACACCCCGCTCACCGACCTCGTCAGGTAACGGGCCGCCTCTCGACCCCGCTACCTGCCCTACGCCGGAGGGCAGGGCGTCCGTCGCAGCGGGAACGGCCTTTTTCGGCGTGAGGTGACCCGCCGCAGGCCCAGGGGGAGCACTACGGCGGGTCAAGACGGCCGCCCTTCGGATAGGCGGCCATCCACCCCGTGCTGGCCCTTTGGCCGTCACCAGCACGGGGGGTCTAGCGGTAGCGGCGAATCTCGGATGCCGGGGCGGTCTGGATCTCCACCCGCTTGCACCGGTCGACGTGCCGGTAGACGGTCGTCCCGCCGGCCGAGGTGCCCGGGATGTCGTACTCGGTGTACTCCTCGTCGTCCTGGATCGTCTGGTCGCAGCGTCCGCAGATCTTCACCGGTACTCCCTCACCAGTCGGTACAGGCCTCGCCCAAGCTCGCAACTCCCCGCGGTCTCCGCGCTCGCGCACTCCGTGCACGTCGTGGCATGCGTCAGGAGTGCACGGTGCGCCTGTAAGGCGACGCATCCGCGGCAGGCGCGCGGGTACCAGGACACGGGCTCACCCGCGCGGCTCGCGCTGTGCACGCCGAGATCGACCGCGGTCGCGGACGTGAGGGTGATCCCGTCCCACACGCAAGCCATCCCGCGGACCTGATGCTCGGATAGTCCGGCGATGCCAGGGATGGCTAACAGGCCGAGCACGCTGGCCTGGCTGGTGTGGGTTTCCGCTTGCATGTCTCACGCCTCCGCGGTCACGGTGATCCGTCTCACACACGTGACCGTAGAAGGGGCACAGCAAAGGAGGGGGTAGCGGTCCTACCCCCTCCTCGACGGGTACGGTTCCTACCCCCTACGTGATCACACGGGCACACCGAGTTCCCGCGCGAGCCCCAGCGCGTCATCCCGGACCATCCGCGGCCCCGACTTCACCAGCTCCGGCAACACGCTGCGGGTGTGCAAGTTGTACTGGATCGTCTCCGGAGACTCGCGGAAAGCCTTCCCCAGCAGCGACACCGCGGCCGTGCCCTCCCCCAGCATTCCGTGCGCGCGCGCCGACTCGATCAGATGGTACGAACGGCGCGTCGCCGACGGGATCCCCCCCAGATCCAACGCCTCCGCGACTTCGAGCGCCTTCGCGGGCTGCATCAGATCGTTGTGCATGGTGATCGCGTACCCGTTGACGATGCCCCGCCCGAACATCAGCCATGGGTGCGCGTAGTCGTCACCGAGCTGCCGGGCAGCAGCATCGGCCTTGTCCCAGTACCGCCACGCATCGCCCTGCTGGCCCGTCTTCGCGTACGACAGGGCCACCGCGAGATACAGCAGCCCGCGGCGGGCAATGTGCTCCGGGTCCTCTCTGTCCTGCAACAGGGCGGCGGCCTGCTCGGCGAGGTCGACACGCGCCTCCGCAGCCTCACCGGCGTCACGGTGGACGTGGTTCATGTACCAGGCGGCGGCCGCGATCGCGCGAGGGCTGTCCGCGTCCTGCGCGGCCGTCATAGCCCGGTCTCCGGTGAGGACGACGAGATCCGGCGCGGGCTGGAACGAGAGAAAGAGCTGCGCCAGGTGGTAGGTCTCCGCGAGCGAGACCAGCGCCCGCCGGCGCTCCGCCCCATCGAGGGCGCGGGCCGCGTGCTGGGTGTCGGCGAGGAGGCTGGGCAGCAGGCCGACGATGCGGGTGCGGTTCCCCTCCACCGCTGCCCCGTAGCCGGCGCGGGGGTCGCTGTCGTGCCACAGGCGCCACGCGGTCCGCAGGCGGGCGGCGAGGATCTCGGCGGACTCCGGCTCGCGGTCGTCGGGGGCGAGCTGGTAGGTGGTGAGGGCGCGCTTCACGGTCGGCAGATCGCCGTGCTCCGCCTTCGTGTACGTGGCGGCTGCGAGGCGTTCCTCGCCGGTGAGTTCGGCGAGGTCTTCGATGCCGAGGACGTGCGCGAGGCGGAGGAGTTTGGGGAGGCGGGGCATTCCGATGGAGCCTTTTTCGATGGCTTTGACCCACTCGGTGGACTGGTCCATGAGGCCTGCGACGACGGCGCGGGTTTTCCCGGTGCGTTCGCGGGCGTGTTGGACGCGCTGGCCGAAGGTAGGGGGTGCGGTGTCGGTGTGCTCGGGCATACTGGACTCCGTTCTGACCTAGACACTCAGAACGCTACTCCCCCTCAGCGTGGGGGATATGGCGGTTGCGCCCCCTGTACGGCTCTTGGGCCTGTTCAGGGGGCGTGCCTGTATCGGGTGTCGGCCCGTAGGCTTGTCTCATGTCCCCCGCCCCTCTGCCTAGCGGCGCCGTGCGGCCTGCTGCGGCCGTGAATGAGGACATCCGCGCTCTGTGGCCGCGTGCGGGGACGCAGCTCACGGCGGAGGAACGGGCGGCGTACGAGCGGCTGTTGGTGGAGTGGGCGGCCGCGGTCCGGGCCGACATCGTCGAAGCCGCGTAGCTATCTCGCGGAACTCCCCAGCCCTGGGGAGACATACAGCTCCTGGCGCCCTACCGTGATGGCGTTGAGGTTGTGATCTGGCGGTCCAGCAACCGTGCCCCCGGGTGGTGCCCGGGGGCTTTTTCACAGGTACTTGCGGCGCGGGTCGAGGCCTGCGGCGAGCGGGGCCGGGGTGTCGCTGCTGCTCGGATCAGGAGCGCCGTCGCGGCGGCACACCAGCGCGTCGGGGTCGCCAGCGGGAGGCTGGAGGCTGTACCCGTCCGGGCAGGTCTGCCCATCCTGCCCATCACGGCCGTCCGCCCCATCCTGCCCCGCGGGGCCAGCAGGCCCGGCAGGACCCTGCTCCCCCTGGGGTCCAGTGGGCCCGGTCGGGCCGGCCGCTCCGGGCGCACCGTTCGCGCCCGAGCTGCCCGTCGCGCCGGCCTTCCCCGGGGAACCGGACGGGCCCGGGCTTCCCGCGGGCCCCTGCGGTCCGGGAATCGGCACCGGGACCTCAGCTCTAGCCGACAGCGACGGCACCGCCTTGCTCGGGTCCGGAGCCACCGGAGTCCCACCCCGCGCCTGCACCTGCGCCCGTAGCGCCCGCACATCCCCCGCGAGCAAGCTGACCGCGTCGCCGCGCTTGTTCGCCTCGGCCGCGGCCGCCGCATACCGCCTGTCGGACGCTGCCCGGTCTGCGTCCGACGCTGCCCGGGCAGCGTCCACGCGATGCCACAGCGCCCACGAGAGGCCGAACAGAGCGACGATCGCGCACAGGACCGCGATGCCGCGCCAGTGGTGCACGATCGTGCGCTCAGTACGGGTCATGGGGGCGGGGTTCCTCCGAGTCTCATGATCTCGATCTCTAGTTTCGTCATCCTGATCAGGTCGTCATGACGCTGCAGGTTCAACCGGGCAAGCTCGGTCTGTGCGGCCGCCAGCTCAGTGCGCTTGGCGATCAGTTCCTCTTGGAGCTGGTCCGTCACCGAGTTGAAGCGGGAGAGACCGTTCTCCCCGCGCTTCCCGATGTACGCCACCACCGAGCCGGACAGCACGCCCACGCAGGCGAGGACCGCGCCGAGGGTGGTGGCGTCCAACAGGGCCTCCTATATGGACGCGGTCAGGCCGCCTTGACGAACGAGTCCTGCGCCCGGCCCGCGACGCCGACGGGCTTCCAGAACCCGAAGTGGCTCAGCACACCCGTACCGAAGCTCACGAGCGCGAGGACGGCCGCCGTACCCACGCTGTACCCGGCGTCGTGCGGGCCCGCGTACTCCGTGACGAACCCGGTCGCCGTGGACAGCGCGAGGAGCAGCACCGCCTTTATGCCCGCGTTGGTGACTCTCGTCGTGACCAGGCCGACGAGGACCGGGAGGACGACGGAGACGAGCAGGCCAAGCCAGTACACCTGGTTGAGGTTGACGTTCATGAGGAACTCCAGTTCGGTGAGAAGGGTCAGACGTTGGGGACGTGCAGCTTTGGCCAACTCGACGGGCCAGGAATGCCGTCCGCGGACGTGCCGGTGTAGCCGAGCTTCCGCTGCCAGGCCGCGTAGGAGCGCTCGTCGCCCGGGCCCCAGGTGTCGGCGTTGGCCGAGCTGGCGTAGTGGTTGCAGCCGACCGCGACGAGCCTCCGGTGCATCGCCTCGACGATCGGAGACCGGCGGCCGGTCCTGAAGAACGACGTCCCGGGGAACGGCTCATCGACCGGCTTCGGCGCGGGCTTCGGCGGGGCGATGAACGCGGGCCACGATCCCGGGTCGACGTGCGTGTTCTCGGGGACCTCGGCGTGGGCGTACCAGCCGCCTTCGGTCTCCCACACGTGCTCGCTGCGGTGCGGGGTGAAGTCGGTGGGACGGCCCATGGGCCACGTTTGCGGGACGCCCCACGAGGTGACCCAGTCCTGGAGCTGCTGCCAGCCCTTGCACGGGGTGTCGTCGAGCTGCGCGTACACCTTGCCGTCCGGGGCCTTGCAGTACGGGAAGAACAGGGCCTCGATCTGGATCACGACGCGGCCCGCGCGGTTCGTCCTGGTCCCGCCGGCCAAGTCCACGACGGACTTCGAGCGCGAGTCGGCCGGGTAGAACTGCGCGAACTCCCCAGTGAACGGCGACCACAGGATGTGCGGCGCCATGCCGATCCCGCCGCCAGTGAAGTACGCCTTCAGGTTGGCGAACGGCACCAGGTCGACAGGCTTGGCCGCGGTGGCGTTCTTGTCCCACGTGATGTGGGCAATCGCCTTCGCCGGGTACTGGGTGTCGCACGGGGCGTGGTCCCCGACGTCGGCCCGTATCGTTCCGGGCATCCACAGTTCAGGCATCGTCAGGCCTCTTCTCGCTCGGGCCAGTGCCAGGTGCCGCCGTCGTGGCTGCCCTCGCTCTGCAGGCAACGGTCAGTGAATGTCGCGTCAGGCAGGAAGACGGTCACGTCGACAGGGACGGCGATGTTCTCCTTGTCGGCCTCCGAGACGCCTGAGGGGTAGGCGCCAACCTCGGTGATGATCGCCGCACGGCACACAGGCTCACCGGTTGCGCGGCTGGTGTAGTGGACGATGCGGCCCACGGTGGGTTTTGGCATGGTCAGAGTCCCTTCGCGTTGAGCCAGGAGTGAGCGGCGAGCGCCATCGCCAGATCGGGATCCGCGGGCGCGGGCGGCGGAGTCGGGGCGGCCGTGAGCGCGGGCACCGTGACGTCGCCCTGCTGCGCAAGCAGCCACGCGAGGTCCGCGGCGGTGAAGTAGCCCCACCCCTTGTCGCCCCACGTGGTGTTCCAGGAGTTCGGCACCCAGTACTCGCCCGTGCTCGCGTCGTACCGGCACAGCTCCAGCTCGTGGCCGCCCGCGATGCCAGAGGAGCGGTCGACGAGGATCCGGCCGTCGGTGGCCGTGTCGAACATCGAGTTCAGCCACTCGATGCCGATCATCACGGGCCCCGCCTGGAGTGCCGAGTTGAGCGCGGCGATCGAGAACGCGTGTGTGTAGCTGGCTGCGAGGCCGAGCGCCTTCAGGGCCTTTGCCACGCCGATCCCCGTGGAACCGGTGTCGTCCGGCGGATACGTGCCGGACACCCCGTCGAGGACGGTGGCCAGCGCGTACAGGGAGATCGCGAACGCCTCGTCCAGCGGATGGACCCCCGCGGTGAACGCGCCGTGCGACGCCGCGGCCGCGGCCGGCGTGATGGTGACCGACGTCCACCCGGTCCGGCCCGCGGAGTCCGTGCCGAGCACGCCGGCGCCAGCGTTGCCTGTGCAGCTGCCCAACGAGCCCTGGTCGAGGATCGGCGTGCGGCGCGTCCATTCGACGGTCCTGATCGCGGACCGCGGGAGGACCCCGTGCGCGTAGGCCAGCGACCGGGGGTCGTGCTCGATGTGCCTGCCCAGGCGGAACGGGCCGCGCTGCTCGGTGATGTGGTGGATGGTCATGGGGCTCCTTGGACGGCGGTGGTGTCCTGCTCCGGTCTCTAAAGAGACGATACGGTTCGTCTCGCCAACTTGCCTGAGCAGTCCCGGTGTGGATCTCCTCAGAAACCACGGGCTATATGACGGTGATGACCTGCTCGTACTGCTGCGCGACCACACTGCCCACACCAGCCGTACCAGCAAGGAACGCCCTCACAGCGTTCACCACATCGATCTCCTGCACGACGGGCGTCTCCTGATCGATCGCGGTGATATTCACCGACACCACAGGCTGACCGCTCCCGTTCTTTCCAGTAATCACATACGTGGGCACAGTCCCAACTCCTTTAGGCGATGCGCTGGAGGCGCAGCCAACTGTCGGTATAAAGAGTGGTGGCGGTCGCGGACGAGGTTCCCTGTGCCCAGTCCAGAGACACCGTCCCCGACGTCGGTCCGACGCGAATCGTCCCGTTGATGGTCACCACCAGCGTTGCTCCAGCCCCGAGGGCGCCATGAACTCGGCCCGCCCCCAGATCGGCGGATTCCGTACGGATCAAATAGCCCGTCCCGCCCGACGTGTTAAGAGTGAGGGTCGGCGTTGCGTTGGAGCCCACGACGTTGTTACCGGCTCCCAGTGCCATCCATTCGCCAAGCGCTTGAGAAGGTGCGGTCACCTGCAATTTGAAATCGCCAGCGGTATCACCGTCATACTTGAGCCAGCCGTCCATGATGTACACGGCATTTGCTTCGACAGAGAATTGCAAATGGGGATCAGCCGATGCTGTTGTTGTTGCCGAACGTGAGGTGTCCGCAGTTTTGCGGGCCACCTGCGGCAGCATCGACCGCAGCAGTGCGGCGGCGAGTCGCTGCCCTGCGAGGGGCGTGGGATAGGCCTCCGGCATGACAGCCTCCTTACTCGGCGAGAATTGTTGGATAGGCGAGCCGTACGTCCTCGCCGGCGGAGTGCGCTTTGACGACGCCGTTGATGGAGCGGGCGACGGTGAAGTTCTGCGGGTTCAGCAGTTGGAAGACGGCGTGCGTGAACTGGACGGGCAACACGTTGGTGTTGGCGGCGTCGAGGATCGAGCGGACGCCGACCGACCCGGCAGCCGTTTGTGAAGTGTCCGTGGCGGTCGCCTGCCAAATGTGCGGTTCGACTTGGCCACGCGGCCACGCTTTGGCCCGAAGGGTGGACCCTTGCACCTGAAAGCGGAGGGTGAAATAGGCGGCCGCCGCGTGGGTTCCAGGGATGGGCACGGTTGCGAGATCGGTTTGGGCGCCGCCGACACGCTTTTCCAGCACCAGCGTGAGCGTCTGATCGGGGTTGAACGCGATGCGCGCGTTGTAGTTGTTGCCGACATCGGTGTAGCGCGCCATGAGGTGCGTGTAGTGCGGGCCGCCCGTGGCCAGAGCATTCGTCGCCACATCCATTTGCAGATCGACGTCCGCCGACGGCGACGGGATTACGGTGTGACGGTTCGAGTTGATGGCGCCCAGGGAATGCATGGCGTCGGTGCCCTGGGTGGAGTAGTCGGACGCCGAGCCGCCCGACGTGGTCCACGTCTGCCCGCTGTCGGCGGTCCCCCAGCCGTTCGCGACGGTGCGGGTGAACGTGTCCAGCACTGCGGGCGTTACGACGCCTGCCCGCATCACCTCGCCGCCCACGCGGATGTCGAAGGGGAGGTCATCGTTCGTGGTGTCGCTGGCGAGACGGAACACGATCTCGTCGGCGTACAAGATGTTCGAGGACGGCGGGAAACTTGGCACGGTCGGCGAGAGGTTCGCGTATACGGCGCCTCCGGGTGGCGTCACCGTCTGCTGGAAGAACGTCCACGTGTTCGCCGCGACTTGCTGGTCGTTGGCCGTGGTCGACAGGTACCCGTGGGAGACGTCGAACCAGTTCACGTTCAAGTCGACGTTGCGGGACACCGCGCACAGCAGCCACCCCGACAGCGTGTACTGCTGGCCCACCGTCACCGCGATCTGCTCGGAGCCCGCGTTCGGGAACTGCGAGACGCCATCCGGGGTGATCTGGAGCGACCACGACCCGCCGAACGGCGGCAGGCCGGGTGTGGCCACGCGGGCGAGCGTGGCGCCGGACGCCGTCCAGTTGGACAGGTCCACCTCGAAGTTGCGGTTCGTGTTGAGCTGCCCGGACCGGACCCAACCCGGGCCTGAGGTAGTGGCCACGGTGACGCTCGTCGTTGTCGAGTCGAGGCCTGCGGCGAGCTGGCTGCCGTCGGTGTCGATCCGGGCTGTCGTCGTGTCGAGGTAGCCGATCGAGTTGTACGGGCTCGCCGGCGCGCAGGTGAACGTGAGCCGGTGCTCGAAGTGGGTGATGGACTCCTCGAAGCCGAGGACCAGCTGATCGATGCTGTCGGTCCCCAGGAACGTCGGCGGATTCACGACCTGGACCCGGTCGCCCATCCGCAGCCCCAGCACAGCCCGCCGCATGTCCGGGGTGATGCTCGGGTGCGCAAGGTTCACCGAGATCTGCGGGTAGCGGGCTTCGTCGACGGTGCCGAGGTGGACGCGCCACGCAGCCTGATCCAGCAGCGTTGGTGTATCGGAGGTAGCCAGGTTCAGGGCGAGCGCTGAGTTCGCGTTCGGCCCGTACACGCCCACTCCGGCCGGAGGCGGTGCAGTCGACAGCGGGCCGGCCGTCTCCTCGTAGGTCGCGGTCACGCCGCCCACGGAGACGGTGACGCGGTTGGCGAGGTAGCGGTCATCCTCCACCGGGGTGGGCACTTCAGCCAGGTTAGAGCTCGTGTAGTTCAGTGTCAGCGCCGGGTCCTGGTTGTACAGGGAAGCGCGGGTGCGGTAGCCGAGGCCAAGCGCCGAGGGGGTCTCATACAGCAGCCCGTCGTCCGCGAGGACGGCCTCTTGGATGACGCCGAGCGGGTTCTGCTTGGGCTGCGCGCCCATGTCGGCGGTGTCGTCGAGGTCGCCCACCCACTCGAACGGAATCCCCGACTCTCCGCACAGGCGCTGAATCCGGCGCCCCGCACTCTCACCGACCGGGTTGAGGCGCACCCCAAGCGCGTCGATCGCCGTGATCGCGTTCTCCACCGTCGCATGCCCAACCGCCACTCCTGGCAGGAACGCCGTACCAGCCGGCCCGGACACGGCGCGCGCCGCGGGCCCGAACTGCACCCGGGTGACGCGGGTCAGCTGCACCAGGCCCTGGCTGTCGTTGACGCTGTAGGTGACGCCGGAGGTGACGTCCCGCAGTCGGACCTGCCGGGTGATGCTGGTGCCGGATTCTTGGAGTTCGATCGACACGTACAGGAGGCGTCCGCGGACGTCGACGGTGGAGGGCAGGCCGATGCCGAGGAACGTGCCGTCGCTCGCGCAGGTGCGTAGTACGAGGCTGTTGGCGGCGTCGGTGGTCGAGTAGTACAGCTCCCAGAACTGTGCGGATCCTGCGGAGTAGTCGACCTGGTCGATCGAGCAGATCACCTTGCCGTCGGAGAGTCCGGCGGCGGGGATGTGGCACAGGAATCTGACCTGTGTGGCGGTGGGGTCGTCGTAGGCGGCGACGCCTCCGGACAGGTAGCTGCTGGTGAGGTCGGGCAGCGGATCCGATGCCCCGAACCCGCTGTAGGAGGCGAGGGCTGGGGTCCCGGAGATTGTCATCGGGGAGCCGCTGACTATCGCGGACGCGATCGTCGTCGCGTCCGAGGGGTCCTCACACGGCCAGTACGCCTTTACCGACGTGGGGAGCGGATTTGCGACCGCGTTGTAGATCACGCTGCGCTCGGGTGCCGGGCCCTGCGCGAGGCGCTGCAAGATCCCGTTGACGGCGATGTCCGTCCACACGTCCGCGCCTGTGGGGTCCCACGACGGCGCCCACTTCGGGACCTCGCCCCACACGCGGTAGCTCTTGCCGCCCATCCCGTCCGGGACGGAGATCCTGACCGACTGATTACGCACGAGGAGCCCGTACCAGGCGCCCATCGGGTTGCGGCGGCTGAAGCGGCCGTCCTGGTTCTTCAGCGGCATCGAGGCGCTGGCCTGTTCGGTCTGGTTGCCTTCGTCGCGGATGCCGCGGGTGAGGTTGATCCGCCCTTGGTCGTCGCGGACCATGGCGTACGGGGTGATGTCCGTCCACACGCCGTTGATGAGCAGCTCGACCGTGACTGGCTGCCCGTTGCCCGCTTCCCCGGACGCGCCGAGGGGACCGGCCGCGACGCGCATACGCCGCTGCCAGCCCATCACGTGCGCTGCGACACCTCCCGGCATGGACTACTCGTCCCAGACCACGAAGCAGGTTGCGTTCACCGCGGCGCCGAACGTGGCCCGCACGCGCAGGAACCGGCTGACGGAGATGATCGGCCTTTCGTCCGGCATCCACTGGTAGTAATAGTTGATGTCCGTCGATCCGGCCGTGGGCGGGACGAGGTTGACGTCGAACGTGCGGGTCGCGGCCACGGTGCCTTCGGCCGACGCGGTGTAGCCGGTCCCGGTTGTCGAGAGCGTCATCAGCGACGCGGGCGCGTTCGGGTCGAGGGGCTGCACCCCGGAAGCGACGTGCGCCGTGACGGTCGCGGCGACGTCGGTCTGGATCAGTTCGACCTGCCCGGCCGACCCGGGCACCCCGTCGAGGGTGAACCCCCACGAGATGAGCTGAATCTGCCGCGACGCCGGGGTGGCGATCTGAAGCATGGTCTTGATCGCCGTGCCCGTCGTCACCTTCTGCTGGGCTGCGGTCGTGGGCATCGGCCCGTTGAAGCACTTGTAGCGATGCATCTCTCTCCCCTTACGGGCGCCCCATCAGGGCGACTTGGACGTTGCCGCCGCGGACGCGGACGAACTGACGCAACTCCCGGGCCAAGAACTCGTCGTAGCGGGACGAGCCGCTGGAGCGGATCTCCAGTTCCACCCGCACCACCCCGCCACCTCCGCCGGCCATGCGGCGGGAGTCCGGCCCGGACCACACCCGCGACCCGACCGGCAGATCGAGGAGCTCGGGCTCGTGCTCGCCCACCCACGTCAGCCCCCCGCGCAGGCCACCCGACGCGGCGGCGCCGACGATCCCGCCCGAGGCCTTCCCCTTGACCGCACGCGAGAGGGCCTTCTCCATGACCTTCGCGAGATTCGACATGGCTTTTTCCAACTTGTCCTGCTGCTTGGTCAGCGAGGTGACGAGCTTCTCCTGTGCCTTGATCGCAGCCCCGTACACCGCGTCCGCTGTGGTCGAGCCCGCGGACGAGGCCGCCTTCGCGATCTGACCCTGAAGGGAGTTGATCGACGAGATCTCCGACCCCGAAGCCCCCAGTAGGGCGCCCGCGGTCTCCAGGCCGCCGCCGTTGACACCGGCCTCGGCGATCTGCTGAATCAGATCCTTCGATAGGCCCTTGCCCTTCAGGCCCTTCAGCGCATCCGCGAACGCCGACGCCTTGTCCCGGGACTGGGTGAGGCCGCCCATGAGGGAAGCGACGGTGACGGTGCTCCCCGCAGAGACGCCCTGGGTGATGCTCGACGACGACAGGACGTTGCCCTTGACGCTGTCCGACAGCTGGGACGCCGAGTTCTTCAGCCCGTCGAGTTTCGTCTTCGCGCTGTCGAGGCTGCGGGTGACGCTGGACAGCTGCTTGTCGTACCGGATCAGGGACTTCCCGACCGAGTCGAGTTCCTTCTCCAAACGCGCCTCGGTGCGGCCATGGAACGCGGCCCGGATCTGGCCGGCGGCCTCATTCAGCGCCTGCGTCAGACTGCCCAGATCGGCAGGGCTCCCAAGCGACCGCTCGAACGGTGTCGTGTGGTAGCCGGCCATCCGGCCGAAGTGAGAGATGCCGAACCCGCCGGACAGTGCAGAGCGGGCGCTCTTCTCCGCTGCGGTGAGGCCGCCCTTTGCGAAGTGCGGAACCTTGTCGTCGTTGATCGCCTCCAGCAGCGACCGGTACTTACTGGTCTGCCGTTTGTTGACGATGAACTCTCCGCCCATCGCGAGCAGGGCTACATCGTCCTGGGTGCCGGAGCCGCCCTCGATCGACCCGCCGTCGGCGTAGCGGCGCACCAGGCCACCACCCGCGTACTTGCCGCCCTCGTGGAAGACGTTCCCTGCGTTGGAGGTGGACGTCTTCGTGATGACGTAGGTCGTCGCGGTCTTCCCGTTCAGGTTGGAGATCGCCGCGGAGACGCTCCCGATCTGGCTGAGCGCGCCCCCGGTCTTCGCGGTGACCGACACCTTGCCGTTCGGGAGGCGTTTCACCTTGAACCCGAACGCCTCCAGCACCTTCTCCGCGCCCCCCGACAGCGTCTTGAGGGTGACGGACTTCGCCCCGGGTGTCCGCTTCACCGCGGCATTGAACGAGTTGAGGTCGCGGGTGGCGTCCTCGGTGTTCATCTTGACCTTGGCTGTCTTGTCCGGGATCCGCAGGATCTGATCGGCGAGCGCCTTCGCCTGGTCCTTGCTCAGGCCCATGGCCTGCGCCGACTTGATCAGCTCGGACCGGCCGCGGGAGTAGATTCCGTTGACGGTCTCCCACGACGAGCCCGACTCCCGCGCGCTGGTGGCGGCCGAGTCGGTCTTGTCCGCGAGGTCCTGTAGGGCGGACGCTGCGTTCCTGGCCTTCTCCGAGCCGAGGTTGAGGACCCCGTTCGTCATGCTCAGAGCGCCCGCGTTGTCTTTCGCGGCTTTCGACGCAGCGTCGATCGCCGCTTCGAAACCGATCATCCCGCCCAAGCCCTGGCGATTCACATTGTTGAGGGCCTGGATCGCGCCGCGCAGCCCGTCCGCGCTGGCTTTCTGCGAGTCCAGCTTCGCGGCCGTGTCCTGAGCCGCCTGCCCGAACAGGCCCTGCGACTCAGCGGTGAGCTTCGCCTCCAATGCCTGATCGGCCAAGGCGGACTTGTAGTCGTCGAGACTGCTCTTGAGCTCCTTGAAGTCCTTCGGCTTGAGCTTCTTCCCAACCGCCTCCAGGGCCTTGGCGGCAATGTCCGCCTTACCTCCCTTGACGAGATCGGCCAGGGACTTATCGA